CCTTCGATACCGGCATGCTCGATCTGATCTCGGCCTTCGTCTCGATCAAGAAGACGCTGACCACCAGCGGACGCAACGTTACCTTCAAGGCCGGCCGGGGCGGTGATGACGGCCATGCTGATCTCGCCTGGGCGCTGATGCACATCCTCATGAACGAACCGCTCGACGGCAAGGAAAAGCCGAAGGGCACGATGGAGATCCTGGAATGAGCAAGCGTCCACGTCGCCTGAATAACGGGGGCATGAACCGCGGCGAAGCTTCGGCGGCGGCTGAGACCGCGATCGTGCCTTTGACCGCGAAAAGCGACGGCTCGATCGAGGCGTTCTCGTTCGGTGATCCCGAGCCGGTGCTGAGCCGCGCCACCATGCTCGATATGCTGGAATGCTGGCACAACCAGCGCTGGTACGAGCCGCCGATCTCGATGGACGGCCTGGCGCGTGCATTCCGCGCCTCGCCGCACCATTCGAGCGCGATCATCCTGAAGCGCAACATGCTGGCGGCCAGCCTGGAGCCGACGCCGCTGCTTTCGCGCAAGGCGTTCGCCGGCATGGTGCAGGACTACCTCGTCCTCGGAAACGCCTATGCCCACGAGATCCGCAACCGCCTGGGCGGCTTGCTGCGCCTCGATCATCCGCTGGCGAAGTACATGCGGCGCGGGATGACGCCGGGCCAGTTCTGGTGGGTGCCGGGACTGAAGCAGGAGGTGGAGTTCGAGGCCGGCACGGTCCACCAGCTGATGGCACCCGACATCAACCAGGAGATCTACGGCCTGCCCGAATACCTGTCGGCGCTGCAGTCCGCGCTGCTGAACGAAAACGCGACGCTGTTTCGCCGCCGCTACTTCGAGAACGGGAGCCACGCCGGCTACATCCTCTATGCGACGGGCGAATTCACCGATGGTGACACCGACAAGATGCGCGATGCGTTGAAGCGGTCGAAGGGGCCGGGCAACTTCCGCAATCTGTTCGTGCATGCGCCTCAAGGCAAAGAGAGCGGGATGAAGATCCTGCCGATCGCCGAGGTGGGCGCGAAGGACGAGTTCCTCGGCATCAAGAACACGACGCGTGACGACGTCCTGGCCGCGCATCGCGTGCCGCCGCAGCTGCTGGGCATCGTGCCGGCGAACGCGGGAGGGTTCGGTGATCCGGGCAAAGCGCTCGACAGCTTCCACGAACTTGAGCTGGAGCCGCTGCAGTCGGTGTTCCTGGAACTGAACGAGCTGACCGGGGTCGAGGCGGTGCGGTTTCGCCAGCGCGTGCGAAGCGCGGCTTGAGGATTGATCCGAACTTGGCCGGTGGCTATCGCCCCGGCCATGCGACGAAGCCTATCGATTCCAGAGCATTACCTCTATCTGGTCGATGCTGACACACAGCAGCCCGTTGCGATCTTTTCCAGCGACGACTGCCACGGTTTCAGGCAGTCCAATGCGCGTGAAGCGCAGATCCGCGCTCGCTATCACGTCGACGATACCGACAGCGGCTTGCTGTTGCGCAGCGGCTTCACCGCGCCCCTTCCTGCTGAGAAGATCGTGGCGGTACTACGCGACATGAAGCGTCGGGGCGTCAGTTCGACCTGGTCGGTCTAGTCGCGCATCATTTCCATCATGCTGCTGCCTTCGCAGTAGAAGCGGTTCCATCCGGGGCAGTCTACGGTCAGCCGGCACTTCGTGCGCCGGTTCCATAGGCTGTAATCCTCACCCTTGATGCGTGCGAGGGCGGGCACGTCCACAATCACGAACGGGGCAGGGCAGGTGTCGCACCAGGCGCGCACCTCCCGGTCCGATGCGATCAGAGTGCGGAGGTTCTCGGTCCAGCTCGGGCGCTCTCGATCTGCCATGCCGATGGCTAGTGCGCCGGCCCGTTCACGATCGCGTGCTGCCAATCGTCCGGCACGTCGATGGGCATCAGCTTCTCGCCTTCGGTAACCCACAGCTTCGCGTCGGACACCCGGCCGAACGTGACCGGCCGCCCGCTCTCGAAGTGGAGCAGGGTGCCGTCGGGCTTTTCGATGGCGATGGCGCGGCGCATACCCGGCCTGTAGCGCAATGAGAACGATTCGGGAACACGCGGCGCGCCGGTGCACTGATGGGCAGCGGCGCGGCGGGTCGATCGGTGTCGTCGACCAGGACCGACGCCAGCCGGGCCGGCCGCCGCGTCGTCACCCCTCGAAACGCGCTTTTCCCCCCGCCTCGCCCGCGCACTTTTCGTGTCCCGTTTGATGCATGGTCGACGTTCGCTCAAGCTGGCTGAGTTCTAGGGCCGAACGCGGCTGAGATCGCGACTTGCGCTGATGCGCATAGATGCACCTAGCGGTGCGTTTTCGCATGCTCTGGGCGCAACGTTGCCGATGGGGCTACGATCATGCCTGGCACGCCCTTTGCTCTTGCCCCTCCGATAGCCCTGGGCGGCGCAGCCGCCCGCGCGCACCGCTTCCGCTGGCGCTCCGCTGAAGGCGGAAAATGGATGTTCGGCATGGGGGCAATACAAATTTGACGCCTGAGGGCGCCTTAGCGTCCTCAGTCCACTTCCCTTCTAGTTCTGGACACGGGGTACAATGCCGACTTGGCACTCGCACTAGGGCCATAGGAGAGACGTTCCATCTCCTCATGTTCGCGCATGGCATTGAGATCATCACCGTACATGTGCGCCAGGCGCGATGCGGTCGTGCCTCCCGCCAAAGTGCGGCGCTCGGCCCGCTCACGCCCGCCGGTCGCGGACAGGGCGCTGGTGACCGATTTGAGCAGCCTTTCCGCCTTGATCGCCATGCGATTCGGCACGCCGCCGGAGCCCGGCAGGTGGCGGACCTTTTCACGCAGCTTGTCGCCGAGCTTCTGCCGCAGCGTACGCAGGATCTCGATCGGGAGCTTGAGCATGTCGATGAAGTAGGCATTGCTGGTTTGCTGGCGCTGCGGGCCGGCGCCCTTCGCATTGCCGGTCTTGATCGTGCGCCGCACCCAATTGATGATGCCGGCTTCGCGCAAGGCATGCAGCTGGCGCACGACGGTGCGCCTGGAAAGGTCACAGCGCTTGGCGATCGTGTCGAGGCAAGGATCGCAGCGGCCGGTCTTTCCATCCATGACGCTGAAAAGCGCCTCGAGAACGGCTTTCGCGTTCATCGATATCGGCAACTGCTTTCCGGCTTTCCGGATGTGGCTGGAATAGCGAACTACCGTCTTGGCGAACACGTCGAAGAACTTGAGCGCGTTTTCGTTCTTGGCGGTCTTCTCCCAGAATATGGTCGCGACTTGCGCGCGCGCATCGTCGACGTCGTAGCTGTTGCGCCACGGACCGCCTTCCTTGGGAGCGCCGGTCATGCCGCCGCTCCCGTGCGTGCTAGGACCGGTACGGATCCAAGAAGCGATCCGGGGGATCGAAATCCCGCAATAGCATATCGGCCCAATCCTGCGTCAGCTTGCGTCGACGCGGCATATAGGCGGCTCGGTTGTACTTCGATTCCACGCTGTTTGACTGATGCGCGAGCATCAGATCGATGATCGCCCTGTCTCCAGGCTTTTCCTGCGCAATCGCCCGCTCGTTCATGATGGTCGAGAACGTAGCCCGCCAGCCATGCGGAACATGCCTGCCGGCGAAGCCTTGCACGCGTCGGTAGGCGGTGTTCAGGGCGTTGTCCGTGATCGGTCGGTGGGAGTGGCGCGCCGAGGGAAAGAGATACCTGCGGTTCGGCGCAAACTCGCGCGCGACCTTGACCGTTTGCACCGCCTGACGAGATAGCGGGATTACAAACTCGAACTCTTTCTGCTCGGATTGTGCGCGCAAGAGCTTCATCTTTTCCGCTGGAATTCGCCAGACTGGCTGTGCACCGTCCAGATCTTCGAACTCTCTCGGTTCCGCCATTTGTATCGTGCCGGGTCGAGCTGCCGTTAAAGCCAGGAGCCGCGATGCAAGCTTCGTCGTGATGTGCCCCGGACCAGCTTCGAACGCGCGCAGGAAGTCGCGCGCCTCTTCCAACTTCAAGATTGCTGGTTGCTTGCCGTGAACCACGGGGCGCAGTGCTGATCCGATCGCCGCCGCAGGATCCATATCCGCCAAACCAGAGCCCATGGCGAAGCGGAACACAGCTGACACTCGCTGACGAATTCGATGCGCCGTCTCGATGGCGCCGGCGGCTTGAACAGCCTGCAGCAACTCGCGGATGTGCGCGGGAGTCAGTTCGTCGATGTCCTGATCCCCAACCTTGGGAAACACCTGTTTCTCCAAGCTGCCAAGCACGTCCTCCGAGTGACGCGGCTTCCACAAAGGTGATTGCACTTCGTGCCAACGCCGAGCCACGGCCTCGAAGGTTCGATCGAACTCGACACCCGCTGCTCGGCGAGCTGACCGCCGTCGATATTCGGTACCCGGATCCCTTCCTTCGCGAAGTTCCAGCCGCGCATCGTCCCGCATCTCGCGAGCCTTGCGCAGGGAGATCTCCGGATATGAACCAAACACGATTCGGCGTTCCTTGCCGCCGAACCGATATTTGTAGCGCCAGGACTTGTGTCCCGCCGCCGTTATGTAGAGGTGAAGACCCTGCGCGTCCGCCAGCTTGCGCGGTTTGTCCTCCGCTCTGGCAGATTTGCACTGCACTTCCGTAAGCATCCGATGCCCCCAAACGGCGAGATCGGTGCCCCGATAATGCCCCCGCCAGTGTTCCGCTGTAAGCAGAACATACCGGAACAAACCGGAACCGGCTACCCCATGCAAAGGCGGGAAACTGCGGATTTTCGGATGTTGCCGGCTTAGGCCGGAACGTGCGCTGGCGGAGACGCCGACTGTCCAACTGCATCTATTCTGTCCCTGAAATCTGGTCTTTTTGAAGTAGGGGGCATGTTCTGGTGCCCCCTCCGATGCCCCTAGTTATTCCGGTCAGCTATCGGTTGTGCTGCCTTCCATGCCTCGATTTCGGACGATGGCCATGCGACTGCGCGCGGCCCGATTCGGCGTGGTTTGGGGAAGGTGCCTGCTCCGATTCGCTCGTAGATGGTCGACCGGCTTAGGCCCGTCTCGCGCTCCACCTCGGGGCGGCGAAGGAACGCACCAAGCGGGGCGCGAGCGGGGGCATCGCCTTCCGGCGTGTTCTTCACATCAGACATGCTCAGGGCTTTCGGATAGGGCCGCTTCGTAGGCGGCGGTGATGCGGGCGACGGCTGTCGCGAAGTGCTTCGGGTTCTTCTCGATGCCGGTGAACACGCGACCGGCGCCGATCGCGGCGACGCCGGTGGTGCCGCTGCCCATGAATGGATCGCAGACCGACGTGCCGGCTACGTTCCGCATGATGCTCGCCATCAGGTCATGAGGCTTGCAGGTCGGATGGTCGTGGCGGGCAGGACCACGCGGCGACGCGAAGCGGCGCACACGCAGCTTCTCTGTCACTTCGCCTTGTGGGTGGTAGCCGCGTTGCCACGCATGGACGTAGAATTCGCAATCGCTGCGGTAATGCTTGTTGGCGATCGGTTGCGGATTGACCTTCTGCCAGATGCAGAGAGCATGACGATTAAAGCTGCCCGCAACGTGAGTTAAAAGGGTGGCGAGCTGGTCGTTGTTGGTGAAGATTACCGCTGCGCCACATAGCAAAGGGTTGACGATCGCCAGATCGAAACCTCGATGCATGCCCTCATCAACCATGCGGTCGAAGTTCGGGCGCCGCTTACGATAGTGGCCGCCGCCGCTGGCCTTGATCAGATAGGGTGGATCGAACACATCGGCGTCGAAGAAGCCAAGGCGGGGCCGCAGCGAATACGCGTCAGCCTGATAGAGCGTATGCGGGCCGATCTGGACGACTCCGATATCGCCGCTGGGTATGCCAGGGTCGTAGCCCATAATGATCTTGGCCGGCTTCATGCGGCGCGCGCCACCCCGATGTTTCGGGCGATAGCCTCGTCGCGAACGCTTCCGCTTCCGTGGGCTGCGAGGCTAAATTGTTGATGCCAATCTTGAAGACGATCCATCAGATCGGGCGCGCGGTTCTTCCACCCGTCGAGACCGATGAAGTCCCAGTCGGTCAGCTCTGCGAGTGCGGTCGCAGCGGCAAGAAGCGCATGGGGCGTTAAATCCCGAAACCCGCGAACTAGATGTCCGGTGTTGAGATGAGTAGCTGACCAAGATTCGTAGAGCTTCCGAGTGCCATCCTTGCGGCGGTACCGGGCACGGGTGGAAGAGTTCAGCGAAAGGCCGAGCCCGTTGTAAACCCAGCCAGTGACTTGCTCTACCCGGGTGCGGTCAGCCGGAAGCCTAAGCGCAACCGAGAAAGTTGACGGCATCCAGGGAGCGGTGGGCTCTACCTCTGGACGGGGGCATCTTCCGCTCATGCCGGGAACTCCGACCACTCACGTCCGTCGAGCAAGCGGCCGGCAGCTCTTTTGCCGACGCGCATCATCTGCATGGCGCCGGAGCCGGCAAGAAAGGCGAAGTCTCCCTTGTCAGGATCTTCCCCGTATGTTTTCGACCACTCATCCATGGGGAAGACGCGCCCGCAGGCCTGCATGACAAGCTGGTCGACCTTGCAGCGACAGGGGCCCTCGGGCTCATGCCGTCGCAGCCTCGCTCGATAGAGCGTATCTGATAGATCTTCGCCGATCACACAGACCGGTGCCCATTCACCCCACTGCTTAAACAGGAACGGCACACCGCCTGCGATGGCGCACTGGTCTCGAAGTGACCGCGCCCAATCCGGGTGCATCGGGCGCGCCTTGGGTCCGCTCTCGCCGCCGACGATCACCCAGTCGAGACGAGCCAGATCGCACGGGTCGAACTCGAGAGGACCGAGCAGCGGCTCCGCGCTGATGAAACGCATGGACGCCGGCGTAGCGAGCAAGTCAGGCAGGCGCTCGTCAGCGCGCTGCTGATCCTCGATGCTGACCCCAAGCCATACGTTCGCCGGTGCCTGCAGTTCATTGTTGAACGGGTGCTGCGCCAACAAGCCGTTGCCGATCGGCACCATGATCGGCTTCGCGGCCTTCCGTTTGGTCAGGTACTCCCGCATGCGCGGCGAGCGCTTGGTGAGGATCATGTGGGTGTGCTGCGGGGTGTCGCCGCATACCGCGAACAGCCGATCGATCTGCTCGTCTGTCACGTTCTTGTGGAAGAGATCGCCGTGGGCGTTCCAGAAGATCTTCCGGCCGCGCTTCCAGGCAAGCGCTTGCTGCAGCGCGGGCTCATGGATGCGGACATCGCCGGTCCAGCGAGGGCCGGCGCTGGTTTGCTTCGTAAGGCCGATGCGCGTCGGATGGTTGCGGAGGCGGGTGCCGGCGAGCAGCTCGGCGTAGCAGCCGCCGTGCGGGCCGGGGCCGCCGCAACCTGGCGAGACACGGCTGCAGCCGTTCGCGTAGTTGAGGGTGGCATCTGCCCACTCGATCTTGGTGTTGTCGGCCATGGTCTACCTGCGTGCAGCTGCTGGCACGCTCGATGCGCGACCAGGGGAGGATTGGAGGGGCTGCGCGCCAGATGGCAGCGGGCCGCAGTTGGCGGGGCGGCTGACCGGATGGAGGCCGAGCAGCTGCTCGGGGTCGGGCCATGTCCAGAAGCCCTGCGCGCCGCGCATGGGGATCGGGGCGAGCCAGAGTTCAGGATCGAGCATAGGCCAAGCCCAAAGCGCGTGGTGGTCCCGATCGCTGTCGTTGACGCGGGGGACGCCCAGCTCTTCGGCGATCTCTTGCGCCAGCCGGGGCGAGCCGATCACCGCGGTTCCGATGCCGGCTTGCGTCTGTAGCGGCTCGCTGGAGCCGTCCAGGCCGCGCTGGAGAACGTAGACGGCCTTGTCGGCGTCCAGACAGGTCTCGATCGCGGTGCCGGCGGTGGCGCCATCGCCGGCGCCGTCACGCATGAGGTAGAACAGGCGCTGGACTTCGGCCTGGACCAGCTCGCGCTTCGCGGCGTGGATGACGATGCGCTGGCCGATCAGCGCGGCATGCGGGCGCCAGCTGCGGAACTCGTAGGGCTTGGCGCCCGACACGATCAGCGCCGCCCACGGCTGCAGGACGGTGAGCGCTTTCATGCACCGGTCTCCCGCAAACGGTCGACCAGGGCGGCGAGATCGCCGACGGTGGCGCAGTTCTCGAAATCGCTGGATGGCAGATCGATGTCGCAGTCATCGCTGACCGCGAGTTCGATGCAGATCATGTCGATGGCGTCGCAGCGCAGATCCTGCACGAAGCTGGATACGTTCGTGATCTCGGGCAGGTTCGGGCGGGTGTTGACGAGCGCGGTGCGCACGCTGGTGGCGATATCGATCATGCCGCACCGCCCTTCGGCGCCGGGAGTAGGCCCATAGCCGCGTTCGGGGTGCCGGTACGGTACTCGACGGCGAGGGGTTCTGCGATGCGCTCGTAGACGGTCTCGCCACTCGCCATGACGACGTGGGCGAGGAAAGCTTGCTCCAGCGTCTCGATGCCGCTCTCTACGCTTTCCAGCTTGGCCTTGATGACCAGGAGCAAGGCCCGGCCTTTCTGGCGGTGCGCCTGGGCAAGCTTCTCCTTGCGCTGATTTACATTCAGCGCGGCGTTGTTGCCCGAGCGCGTTGGCATGTCGTCCAGCGCTGGCAGAGGCAGACGGAAGCGAATGAGTCGGCCATCCAGGACGAACTGGATCGCGAACTGATCTTTTGCCTCAAACTGGCCGATCTGCTGTGCGCCGGCGCGCTTGATCAGGGTGATGATCTCGGCGATCGACTTCTCGAACGCGACAGTGGTTCCCTCGGCGTAGCTCACGCTTCACCGCCGTTTTGTTCGATTGTGGAAGCCTCCAGCCGGCGATTGTGAGCGGCTTGGGCGATAGCGTCCGGCTCGAGGATGGCTATTTCGCTAGGATTTTCGCCGACTTCCCAGCCGCCACGTGCGGTTCCTGCGATTTTAATCGCCGCATCTCGCGTATATCGACCAGCCCGATCAATGCTCTGGGTGTAGCCTTGACTATCAGGTGCCCACCAGCAGCGGTGCTCGTTAGACCAAATCAGGTACTGAGCAGCACGGGTCGTGAGGGGCTCGGCCGGTACTGGATCGTAGCTAACGCCACAGAAGGGGCAGAACGTTGGCATCGCGATGGCCGGACCGGCTCGCTTGCGGCTCTCGATCTTCTCGGTCCTGATCGTTGGTCGCGTGAACGCCGGGCTACCATCACGTGGAATGCCGATTGTCTCGACAATCTTGGTGTTGTGCTCGCGCAGCTTCGTATTGAAGTCGGCGACGCAGTTGCAGGGCTGGTGTGCCATGGACTGAGCGCTCCTAGCGGTTGCTGCCATTCGCGTTGGCGAAGGCCCACGCGATGACGAAGGGGATGGCGATGATCGCCGCGATCAGGAGCAAGACGCGGGTGGCGGCCTTGATCGCGATGCGGAGGCGA